GTGGTGGCTAAGGGCAAAGGCGGCGAATGACGGGACAGTCCCGAGGGGCTGCCCACATCGCCACTTTATCACCTCTGAGCGGGCCCCAGGGTAGGCCGTCCGAGCCGGGAGCCTCGAAATCCAACAAAAGAGGTCCACCCACGGTCTGTTCCTATCCGAAGATAGGGACCACAGAACCGTCCGGGTGACCGGTAAGGGAAAGAGGTCGGTCGCCGAACTGAGGTCGAAAGACCACACGGTCTTCCCTGACCTCAACCATTCAGCGACCAACTCTGCTCCCGCCGCCTGGTTGTACGTAAAATCCTGCGGGACCTTCCTGAGCTGGGAATACAACTCCCTCGCCCAAGGGTCCAACAGGAACTGCAACCAGCGCGGTGGGGCAAAGTAGAACCTCGCCTTCCCATCCGGTTGAACCCGACAACGCACCGCCCCGTGCCCCCTGCCTTGCCCTGGCTCTGGCCGGAAATCCGGCAGAACTGGAAGCATAGGCCAATAGGCGGGCACGGTCCCGGGTGGGTGCAGGACGTGATCCTGCATGATCCACCAGGCGTCCCTAAATAACTCCTCACCGGTTGGGGTATAGTACCCCTTCCCAGTGGTGAGCTTCAGGGACAGCGGGTTGTTGGGGAGGACCTCTCCGTGGATTCGAACCTCGGGGAGTACTTGCCGGGGCGAGACACCGAAGTGGGCCCGGAAAGGAAACCGGGATCTCCAATCCTCGGTGTCCACCTCGACTACTCTCCCAGAGGCGAGAGGCACCGTAAGGACGCGAGCCGACCCCACAGCCTTCTCGAATTTCTCCACGTCCTTCCTGGAGGGTACGGACTTCAAACGGCCGTACGCCGTGAGAGCCGTCCTCCAGGCTTGGACAAGCTGGAGAAACTTCTCGAAGGGTGCCGTGGCGGCCACCCTCTCAGCATAACACAAGTACTGAGAGGACCACCACGAGGGTCTGCAGGGGTTCTCCCCGGCTCGGAGCTTCAGGAGATACTGGATAAGGGCGCCAACGCGCTCTTTAGTCCAGTCGAAGCCCGAGGCGTGGACCCACCTGTCCACCGCCTTGGCTAGTAATAGCCGATAACGGTGGGACACCAGTGGGAAGGCGGCCATCAGCCGTAGGGTGTGGGTCGTGCTCGGCATGGCAGCACCTCCTATGGGGTGATGCCACCCGATGTGCGGCCCGGCACCCCGGCCGAAAGGCCGGGTGGGGCCACACCGAGCTCGGTCCCCGAAGGAACCTCGCCGGGGTGGCAGGACCGCCGGCCCGGAT